GTGCTATCAAATCAGGGATAACTAACGGCGTTTTGAAGGTAACATATATAAGCTAATGACTGAAATACAAAAAAAGATCATCATTGAAATATTGAAAGCATTAAAGGGCATCCAAAAGATGCTTCAGAAGCTCTTGGAAGAGTAAGGGCATCTGCATATAGCTTAACCCCCATTAGGGGCCAAAGGCAACTTTCCGGAAGGAGGTTGCCTTTTTTATTCTCGCCGTAATGGCGCAAGGAGGAACAAGATGGAACCGACAAAAGTCGCAGAAGCAAAAGAAATTACAGGTATTTCTGAGGAATCTCAAGAGAAACCGAATGATGAGTCTCAAGAGGAATCTCAAGAGGAATTGAAGGAAGAATCTCAAGAGAAACCCAAGGATGAGTCTCAACAGGAACAGAAGGAAGAGCCTCAAGAGGAACCAAAGGATGAGCCTGCGAAACGAAAGAAAACAGCGCAAGAAAGAATTAACGAGCTAACTCGCCAACGAAGAGAAGCAGAGAGAGAAGCGGCATATTGGAAGTCTCAGGCAGAACAAACAAAGAAACCTGTTCAAGAGGACTTCGATGATTTCAATGACTACATTGCAGCCGCAATAGATCACAAAGAACGGCTTAAGGCCGCTGAGAATATCAAGAAAGATATGGAACTCAGGAAGAAGGCCGCACTTGATGTGTTTAAAGAAAACGCAACTGAAATCAAAGCTAAAAACCCAGATTTCGACGAAGTTATTGAAAGACCCGTTTTCACAGACACAATGAAAAGCGTCATATTTGCTATGGATAACGGTCCAACGGTTGCCTACCATATAGGCAAGCATCCTGAAATTGCGGGAAAGTTTGTACATCTCGCGCCTGAACAACAGATTTACGAAATATTCAAAATTGAACAGAGCCTTTTGCTCTCGGAAAATAAAAAGAAAATATCTTCTGCGCCACCTCCGATAGAACCAGTAGGCATTACGGGAACATCAGAAAAAGACCCGTCAAAAATGTCAACGGCCGAATGGATGGAATGGGACAGGCAACGGGAGATAGCCAAATTAAAACATAAATTAGGGGGATAAAAAATGGCCAATACTATTAAGACCCTGAGTGATGGCGACATTACCAGGAAGGCTTTGTCTCTCCTTCACAATAATTTAGTATTTTGTAAGGAGATAAACAAAGAATATGACAGCAGGTTTGCTGTGAGCGGAGCCAAGAATGGTGGTTCTCTGCTTATTCGTGAACCTAATCAGTTTACGGTTAGAACCGGTGCGATCATGGATTCACAGGATGTTACCGAGTCGGTTCAGACCCTTGCGGTGGCAACGCAAAAGGGAGTTGATATCAACTTCAGTTCTGTTGAGCTTACTCTTTCGCTTGATGACTTTGCAGAAAGGATTCTAAAGCCTGCAATGGCACGGCTCGCGGCAGACGTGGATGCAACTGTTATTTCCGGTTGCTATCCCTACGTCTATAACACGGTCTATACCACAATCTCCACGGTTCCGAAACTTTCCGATATTCTCTTGGCAAGGGCAAGAATTAATAAGGGTCTTGCTCCGACAGGAGACAGGAAGTTCATGACGGAAGGTGTTGCCGCTAACGGTATTATTACGGATGGTCGGGCTCTCTTCCATGCCTCTTCGGAAATTGAGAGACAGTATACGCAGGGTCTTCTCGGCGAAATAGCCGGATTCAAGTTCTATGAAACCGAAATGACACCGGTTCATACTAACGGTGATCGTGCTGCTGGAGCTTTTTGGGTCAATACTTCGGCAACTGCTACTGCTGGTCTCGTCAGTGGAACCGCTACTATTAAGGTATTCTGTTCGACAACTACTACCGGCGATAGTGCGTTTAAGGCGGGTGATGTGTTTACGATTGCCAATGTGTATGCCGTCAACCCCGAAACCAAGAGCAGGTATGCGCACCTTCAACAGTTCTCCGTAGTCACTGATGTCTCGATCACGAGTGCCGGGACAACTGTTACGATATCTCCTACACCTGTTACTTCCGGGGCAAAGCAGAATGTCAGTAAGGTGTCAAACTCTGCTAAGGCGGCTCTTGTTGTTGATGGTGCTGGCAGTAATGGTGTCGCTTCAACTAATTACGTCACTTCGCTGGGTTTCCACAAGGATGCTTTTACAATGGTGACTGCCGACCTTGAGGTTCCGCGGGGGGTTGATTTTGCCGCACGGGAAGTTTACGACGGCATATCGCTCAGGTTGGTGAGGAATTACGACATAACCAACGACAAGTTCCCGTGTCGTATTGATGTGCTGTTTGGATATAAGGCGATTAGACCCGAATGGGCTACTCGTGTTCTGTCAGCACAATAAACAAAGGGGGTTACGATATGTCTGTTGAATTTTTAGACAAAGGAAATGATGACGGAACTGTGTTGGGGCAGGATTCTTCTAAACTGATAGGGTTCTGGGGTGCTACTCCTGTTGACCAGCCCGCTACGATAGCTGCCGTGTCAACGACCGCTACGGTAGGAGTAGTAGGTGTTGCGGTCAATGCACTGCTTACATCCCTTAAAGAAATAGGGATTATAGCATCATCTTAACCTTAAAGGGGGAGGGGCAACCCTCCCCCACACAAGGAGTGTACATGAGATTGTCGTTTGAAGCAAAGTGCTACAAGCCCGCGCATGATATTAAAATGAATGTGAAGAAGAACAAGCGTGCAGGGCATAAGATGGTTGAATATGCAAAACAGGCACTATATCCTCCTTGCGCCATTGTTGGGGGGGGACCAAGCCTTGAATATATGCTTGACAAGTTAAGGTCTTTTGATGGTGACATCTTTGCCGTAAACAGAACTGCCTATTATCTTGCGAATAAAGGAATACCATGTTCTATCTTTTCTGTTGATCCTGCAACGACACCTTTTGATGACCATGTTCTCATAAAAGAAGCCTTCTTTGCATCACGGTGCAGCCCGAAACAGTTTAAGGCGTTCGGAAATAAGGCTGTTATGTTCGATAATTGGGAAGAGGACAAGAAACACGGAGTACAGGGAGGCGCAACAAGTGTTACACGTATGCCGCACCTTTTTGTTCGCATGGGGTACATGGGTGCGTACTTTGTGGGATGTGACAGTTGTCTTGCGGATCTGAAAAAATCACACGCAACCGGAAACCTTCAACACGCATACCAAGACATGATAGTTGTACGGGCAGACGGCATCGATTACGTTACAAATGCTGCTCTTTATCTCCAAGCCGAATATCTGTCTCAAATAATCACAGGGCATCCTGGCATATTTATCAACGCGTCAAGCGGGCTTCTCAAGGCAATGGTTGAACACCCTGACGATTGGGAAGCCGTTGCGGTAGGTGAAGACCTGCGAAGGAAATACCAGAGTGGGGGCATACACGGATTCAATAAACCATATAAGTCTGACCACGCACGATGGGCGTTAGCGGGGGCATAACATGGCAACAGTAAACGAAGTAACAGACGCTGCATATCGAAAAATAGGCATAAAGAGTCCATCTTCCACGGAAGATGCTTATGCTTTGGAAGCAATAAACAACATGATTTCGCAATGGGGTGGAGAATTTTTAGTTCCATACTTTACCAAAGAGAGCTTTGCCCTGACTGCTGGAACATCGGAATATACCATTGGATCAGGAGGTGACTTCGATACCGTGAGGCCACTTTCCATAGATCAGGCATATCTGCGAGTAGATACCATAGACTACCAACTGAAAGTAATTTCCGGCAAGCAGGAAGGCATGGTCAGGATGAAGAGTTACGAGGGACGGCCTGAAGAAGTAGCCTATCTGCCGGAATACTCGCTTGGCAAGATACTGTTCGACTGCGAGCCGGATGATACATATACGGTTTATTTTACCTTTAGAAAGAACTTCACACGATTTACCGCTATCACAGACACCATATCGCTTCCTGAAGAATACTTTGAGGCTTTAACCTATAACCTTGCAATCAGGTTAGCAGAAGATAACTCCATTCAGTTGCCTAAGTCAATTTACGAAATAGCTGGACAATCCAAAGCTGTAATTTCTCGGTTATTCGGGATTACCAGACCGGCACCGAGGGTTCCCTTTACGGAACTGAACGCACTTACAAGCACATATACTGGATCAGATATACATTGGGAGAGTTAATATGTCTCGATATGTAGGTGAAACATATAGGATTCCTCTTGAGGAAGGCGGTTTCAATTACAATAAAAACGTAGATACCGTACCACCTTCCGATTTCGTACATCCGTCTATCAACCTATGGATGAACGAGGGTGGAATCAGGAAACGAGGAGGAACTGCCATTGTAGATACTTCCGCTTCCATGGATGGCTCTAACGTGACTGGTATCTTTGATTTTCTTGGCTCAAGTCAATATCTCGTAAGGGCAACGGCAAACGGGAAGCTGTGGAGCGATGTAGCAACAACATTCAAGACGGGATGGACGGCAGACCAGAAAGTACACTTTATGCAGTGGGACGATGAACTGTACTGCTGTAACGGTGCCGATACTCCCACAGTATGGAGTGAAGCAACTATATCTGTTGATATGACGACTATACCTTCAGACTGGACAGGAACAAATTTTCCATCACAGATGATACAACACGGTTCATCTAACTCACTTCGTAATTGGGCTATCGGATGTCCGTCAACACCGAAAACCGTGTATGTCACGCCGGACGGAACACCAAAGGATTTTTCGGACGTGAACGTGCTGACCTTCTTCATCGAAACAGGTGATGGGTACGGTATAGTCGGCGGGGTAGAATACGGAGACCGGCTTGTTCTCTTTGGGAAAACCAAATCATTCATAATGAATGATACTGACACAAACACAGATAATTGGGGATATACAGAAAGCCAGTGGTACGGAGGGGCCGCAACGTGGAGGCTGATAGTAAGGACTCCAAACGATATTGTCTGCATGATGGAGGACGGTGAAATATACTCCGTATCGTCTGCTGAAACCTATGGAGATTACAAGGCCGCTTCTCTAATAAGACCTTCATATATGCAGGAGTGGATAAAAACATACGTCAATCTTGCCT